TTGTTGATCCACCTTTTCCGCCAGACATTATGCGAACTCCTTGACGTATGAGGCGTGTTGAGCTTTCCAGCCATGCGCCTTTAATGGTTTCTTCCAGCCAGTGCGGCCAGACATTGTTAGGGCAGAGCAGCCTTGTGCCTTAGCCCATGCTATCACATCACTGTGCATATCCAAAATCTGCTCCAATTCACCGCCGCCGAGAAAGACATTCAGAACTTTCTTTTTGGGATATACCACAATTTCAGTTACTATGCACCCCTTTGGCGTTGGCCACAACTGCAACACGCCGCGATGCAACCCAGCGACAATATCTTCAAAGTCGTGCGTGCCGCCAGAATACTCCAACGCCGCCTCAATCCACTTTCGACATCTGTTAATCTCTTTATCCATGCAGCCTCGTTATCGCAATTGTGGAAGCTGGTGCTGCGGGCGCAAACGCCGTTGCCGCAGTTGCATCAAGAAACCCGCTGGTGCTGTCAACAGCCCACATCGCCTCCAAGTAATCTCCGGCGGCAAAGTTAAAGATAACAGACCGAGACACGACAAGCGTTGCTCCGTTTTGGTGCAGTGCGTTCTTCATTGTTGACCCAGCAACGTCAACGCCGTTGACGCGTGGCCAGAACCAGAAGTTTACAGTTGAGCTGGACGTGGACGCAATTTGCGCCGAAAAGCTAATCATGTACTCGCCAGCCTCTTCGAATACTATTCGAGAGGCTGGTGTGCCGTTTGTGATACCCTCGGCAGAGCTTGATGTGTACGTCAAAGCGTAGGCGGTGTCTGTAGATGCCGCAGTCTGATCCGTTGTAATGCCGCCAGTATAATGGCCATCCTCCAGCACGATTTGACGAAACTCACCGTTCTTAGAAACGACAGGGTAGCCGTTTACTTCATCCCATAATATTACCCCATTTTCAGAAGGGTTGTCCGTTGCTGTTTTAAATCCTAGCTTTGCTAAGTTTTGCTGCAAGTATAACGAAAGTTGACGCCCCCACTGGCGCAAATCTGGGCCAATAGGGGGCAATATTGGGGCTGGCATTATCTACGCCCCCCAGCCTGAATATCAACCCGCATATTGCCAACCCTAAAATCTGACAAGGCTGCGCCTTCGACGCGCATTCTAATCTGACGGCCAGTAAACCTAACTGACGTAGGGTTGGACGTTGCGAACGGCCCGTGGCTTGTTTCAGTGCCGTTGGGGTAGAACCTTGTTTTGAATGTTAAATTTACTTCGCCCTGAGCCTTTTCATCTGGAATAAGGCTGGTGACTCGCGCCACTTGATCCCCTGAGCCTATAGATATAGGCCCGGTTTCGGCAAAGATTGATGAGCTATCAACATTTAATCCAACCTCATGGTCATATATATCGCTATCTGCATTGTGGCCAGCCATAAGAGGATACAGAAAAACACCGCGCTGTACGCCGCTGGTGCGTGATAAGTTGCCGATCAACCAGTGACCCTCTTTGTAATCATAAGCGACATATCGGTCTATTTCTGTTGAGTCTTCTGAGCAATAAAACCACCAAACTTCGCCGTATTGGCCATTGGCAAACGACCAAACCTTTGACTGCTGCGCCGTGTTAAAGTCGCTAAACACATAGTCAAAAACGTCGCACGGTATTTCCTGAACGCTGTTACCGTCAAATCTAAAGAAACCGCGCTGCCCCATCCAGAACACGCCCATGTCAACGTCGGCCGCAGCCTTTCGAGATATGGCCCCGCAAGAGGTTCCAACACGCTCAAAGCCGTAAACATAGGGCGGGCCAGTATAACGCGCGGTATGCGCTGACGTATCAGTCAGAATAAGCGTCTGGCCTCGCGTTCTAATGCCCTGCATAATTTGCCCGCTGTCAGAAAGCTCAATGTCGCCAGCCTCGTTTGTAGCCGCTGGCGTCCATAGCGTGTTGTTTTCTCGGTCACACCATGAAATCTTACGAGGATTACCTCCGCTACCAAGGGCAAAGATAAAACGCTCTTCTGTTACAACTAAGCCAAGATTATTTATTGGAGCATTTGCAATGGGCGCGGCTTTAGTTCCAGACCCAAGCTGCCATTCCAACAAACGCTTATCATCTTTTGAGCAGGCTACAAGATATTCGCCAAAGTTGTCTAAACTCCACGTCGTCGCCTCTAGTGGTATAGCATTCGTACTCTGCTGGATTGGCTGACCGTAATAGCCGATTCCATAAAATCCATTCCCATACCCTGTGCCAACCTCTGCATTTTCACGACCAGCAGTTAAGTCGGTGGGCGTAATATCATAGATGGTTCCGCCGCCGACCATTGCCTTTAATTCGTTGTAGGAGCCGCCAGCAAGATAGGCATCACCGGAATTTGTCTCCCAACTGTGCATACCTCGCACGGGATTTGTGCTGAACGACGCTTTTCGTTCCTGCCAACCGCCAATGGGGCGCAAGCTATTATCTCGCCACCTGACCAAACTTCCGTCGCGCCAGCGTCCAGATTGCTCTAAGTCGGTGCCGTTGCGGTAAAAGCCTGCGGGTATATCCAGCGGAACCAACGCCATCTTATTCTGGCTTTTCTGGCCAAGTTACATTGTCGGGGAATCCATCCTGCTGCGGCAAATCCCTTAAAGCACTTCTGTAATCTAGTTGGGCTTGTGTCGGCGTTCTGTCAGGCAGAACCCACCAGTCAGTAGCTGCTAACAAACCATTACGCTCTGCTTTTACCATGTTAACTAAATCTAAATTAGTACCACTATTAAATTCATCAATTTCAGCTTCAGTTAAAGCTACTTGCTGTCCGTTAACATATTTATACATATTAGTAATCCTTCATACCATACAATGCTACAACAGCGCCAGAAGCTACGCTTGCACCTGTTTTGTGACTAAGGTTTATTGCGTTTACAGCCGCCTCAGTAAGATACACACCTGAGTTAAAGAAAGAATGAGGAGAATGAACTATACCGTAGGTTGTATTTACCGCACGAACTATGGCTGATGTGCGTGTACTAGAATCAAGAGGATTAAATATATCAATAACGCCGCAACACCCTGTTGAATCAATAAATTCATCATCTCCTTCGTTGTTAGTTGCAACAATAATACCAGTTGAGCCACTGCCGTAAGATTCCGTTGTGCTACTGGTGCGATTAACAATACTTTGATAGCCAGAAGTAATCCAAGAAGTGCCACTATCAGTGCTGAACTCTAACCACAAAGTCGTAATGCCCGTGCTGGGTTTTACATAATTGAACACTAGCTGAAAATCTCTATAACCCGTCGGCAAGGTGAAGGTTACATCTGAGGCGTTTGACGAAAGAACAGTCTCGCTGATTAGCTCTAAACGTCGGTTAAGTTGTGTCTGAATATTACTGGTCACGCCGTCAGTGTGGTTAAGCTCTGCCGCTGTCGCCGTTACACCATCCAAGACGTTTAATTCTGCCGCTGTCGCCGTTACATCTGTGCCGTTGATGGTCAGTGTGCTTAGATCAGGCGCGATTGTGCCGGACGTGCCGTTTATGCCGTCAACAATCGTATCCAACGCCGTGTTGACGGTTGTACCCCATGTGTTCTCTGAGCCGCCGACGGTGGGTTTAGTTATGCTAATAGTCATTTAATAGCCTCGCGCTTTTTTGCACTATACCTTATTTTCCCAGCAATGGCTACGCCGCCTGCTGTTCTGTCCAAGTCGTAGCAGAAATTGATTGTTCTGTCCACGTTTCCGCGTTAACAGCTTGTTCTGTCCAAGTTTCAGGCCCGACAGGTTCGACCTGCCACTTAAAGCGCGATGGGCCAACGGTTGGAGATCCAGCAACGACATTGTCCAGCGTGATGCTGTGGGCTTGTGTGATGCTTGAGTCGCCGACAGTTGGCACACCAGCTACAACACTTAGCGGGATTAAGTTGCTGACTTGGCTAATCGAGACAGTCGCAACTGTCGGAACGCCGCTCGTAATGTCAGTAGAATTTAGCGCAACATTTTCAACCAGCGTTGAATTGGCAACGGTTGGGACGCCAGTGGTAATGTCAGCTGACGTTAAACTTTGAGCGCCAGTTATAACGGATGTACTAACAACAGGTGCGCCAGCGTCAATATCCAACGCAGTTGCATTGTGAACTTGGCTAATTGTGACATCGCCAACGGTTGGTGAGCCGGACACGATGTCGGTTGACGTTAGAACGCTTTGCACCGCTGCCGTGGGGGTGCCGACAGTAGGCACGCCGGACGTGATGCCCACTAATGCCAGCCCGTTGACTTGGGCAATAGTGGAAGCATCGACAGTCGGCACGCCCGTTGCAATGCCAGCTCCAGTAAGAATGTAATTCTGGTCTAGGTTAGGCGACCCAACAGTCGGCGCGCCTGAAACAATGTCAGTTGCTGTTAGATTTTGGTCGTTTGTTGTTGTAGCGTCAGCAACGGTTGGGATTCCAGACGTAATGCCTACTGCCGCCAGCGTGTGTTCTTGAGACATTGCTGACGCTGCAATCGTAGGAGTGCCAGTTACAACATCAACGCTGATTAATGCGTAATTTACGTCTATGTCTGAAGTCGCAACGATGGGCGTCCCAGCCACAATGTCAACGCTAATTAATGCTTGGTTTGCGTCTGCGTCTGGTGTGCCTACGGTTGGCACCCCAGACGCAATATCATCAGACGTAAGGACATGACCCTGAGAGATTGTTGAGGCAGCAACCGTGGGTGCGCCTGCAACAATATTATCAAGGCCAAATGCTGCTTCCGCAACAACCCCAGTATCCGCTAAGGGGGCAGAAGCTAGAGGACTAAAGCCAAGCATGTGTCACTCCTACGGTTTAGTGGGCCACGTTACGCTGTACGGGAAGCCAGCTTGACCTGTTATATCACGAAGTGCCTGTCGATACGATTGCATTTCTGTTGACATAGTTACGTCAGACAATGCCAT